CTTTTTAAGTGTATAAGTTGAAGCGTCAGCAAAATCTGAATCCTTTTCCTCAACTAATTCCTCTATGTGGTCTTCAATATCATTAACGTCACCAACGCTTAACATTCTAAATGTAACCTCTTTACCAGATAATGGTAATTTATATGTGAAGTGACCATTTTTATCTGGCTTTTCATCTAAGTATTTAATTGGTAACTCAGATAAATCAATCTTAGTTTCAAATTCTTTATAATCATCATTTGGGTCAGTTAACATAACGTTATACATTGAACCATACCCAGTAGAACGTAACCAAATCATGATTGCATTTCTATCACCGACATGTAAATCCTTGTACCTTAAATCAGTACCCAACATTTTTCTATTGATAAGAACTTCTAGAAACTTACCTGACCTTAAAAGATTAGGGTTAGTAATAAGGTTTTCATCACTAGCATTCAAATAAGATAGTTTTATTGAACTACCTTGATTAGGGTAAAGTAACCCTTCACTAGGTAATTTAATTACATCATAAGGTGAATCCTCTTGAGGTCTACTTAACTCTTCGAATCTATCTTCTGGTACCTCTAATTTTTTATGTGGTTTACTCTCAGCGTCTGAATAAGTAACTTTAGCGGTTTCCTCACCACTAAAATCATCATTACCACCAACATCACCATCATTTTTTCTTTTAGCGATTAATTCATCTCTCTTTCTCATCTGTTCCTCTAACATATCTAGAGATTCCTGATTCATTTTATGAGCGTATTCTTTCTCTCTATCGCTTTTTTCAGTCTTACCTATACCTTCTTGTTCACTAACTTCTTCGGCTATTTTACTACCCATCTCGTTAGCTTCTTTCATTTCATCAGTCATCCTAGACGATGTTGGGAAAACATTTGGTTTCTTCTCCATATTTATTAACTTATTTTTAGTATGTTATATAATAATAAATATGAAAAAGTAAAGTTTTTAAAATATTAATGCACTCCGTCGGTTACTCTTTCACCATCTGAATCTGAAAACCATTGATTAGATTTAGCGTCTGTTGGTTTATTATCTTCATCCACAACCTCTAAATCACTAGGTAATCCAGTATAATCTTCATCTTTAGATGTAGCAAAATGCTTGGCGATTATATCTTCAACTTTATCGTAATCTGTTTCACTTTTTTTAGATAATTCATCTAAAAATTGCTCTAGAGATTTATTCATTAGAGACTCTGGAAACTCACCGTCGTGATGTTCGTTAATATCTTCTTCATTAGCATATTTACCATCCCAACTAAATTTATCTTCCTTAAGTAAGTTTTCTTTTAGAGTTTTTAATTGTTTTTCTGTAATTTTAAGTTTCTTTCCCATACTAGTTTATTATTCTACTTAATTCAGGATAAATGTCTTTAACAAATTTAAATTTATCCTTTTCTTTATCTTTTTCTTCGTCAACTCCATTCATCCTATCTTGGAATTTTTTGTTGACCTTATCCATGTTTTTCTTTTTATCTTGTTTTCTCATTCTTTTATAACGTATTTTAAAAAAGCATAACGCTTTCTATTAGATAAATATGTCATATCTCCCTCAAACTTATAAGCTTCTCTTTCAAAACTTAAGTTTCTATAAGATTTAGACCCATAGATAAACAATTTCACTAACCATTCTATGAAATAAAACACAAAAAAGGGTAAAATTAACATCTCCTTTTGTTGTTCGATATGTATTTTCTCATGATTAAGTAATTTATCAGTGGCCTTTGGGTAATGATAATTAATAAACCTTTCTCTTATTATGATAAAAGGAAAAATAGTAATTCCTTTTATCGGTGCGAATAAACTTATAATTGATAATAGTGTGTCGTTATACTTTACAATCGGTATTTTCATATATAGTTAAAAAAAAATCACTTAGGTAGCGACACTTAAGTGATTTTAAATAGCCGTGAGCTATAATCGGTCCTAAACCGTTTATTTTAGTGTTATGTAACACTTTATTTTATAATGACTTTATTATAAATATCATAACAATTATAAAAATTCTTTTAATTTGGTAATAATTTCATCTAGATTATTATTAATATCATTTTCCCAGAATCTTAATAAGATATAACTATTTTTATCACACCACTCTTTTTTTATTTTATCTTTTTTTAAATTAGAAAATTGGGCTGCGTATTTAGGTACTTTAAATTTAGTGTTAGGATTACAATGCCAATAATCACCATCTACTTCAATTAAAATTTTTTTACCAGATAATTTAAAATCAAACAATGCTTTAATATCTCTAATATAAAATTGTGGATAATAATCAACACCACTTTTTAATTTAAATTCAGCTAATAATATTTCCTCAAAATACTTTTCTAATTTTGAGATAGGTACTAAATCATTATTTCTGATATACCTCATTCTATTATCGCGTTGTCTATCACGCTTTTCCTGATTATCCCATGATTTAATTTGTGCGATTGATAAATTTTGTTTATGTTCTTCAGATTTAGGTACGTCAGATAAAGCTTTAGATATCCTTTTACTTCTGTTTGGATTTGCCATTACCTTATCTATATTATCCCTAACTCTTGAGTCATCAATTGTTAATCCGTCATTCCACACTTTTAATTGACCTGATTTATGCATTAATCTTTGGGTTTCATGTGATTTAGTTAAAGCATCAGGATTGTGCCCCCAATTATTATTAATTCTAGCCGCATGGCCTCTAACATAATCAACAAAACCTTTTTTTATTGAAAGGTAATTAGTTTCTTCACCACAACCACATTGACAAACTGGTTTATTTCCATTCAATTTATATTGAATATATGTCTCTTTTGAACATATACTATGTTTTTGTGAATTATGTTTACTTAACCCCATTAATGATGTGAATTCTTTTTCACATATTTTACATTTAATTTTTTCCATAAAAAAAATTCCTTTACCCAAATATACTAATAAATAGTATAAAAGTAAAGGAACTTTAAGTTTTGATGAAGCTATTTTACTGTAAAATAGTTAAGTATTTGATTATCAATTAGTTACTAGAATAATAATATTGCCCTATCAAACCTTAAAGTGGCTGTGATATCTGCAATACCGTCATCATCCATTGATAAGTCACCAAATCCAACATCGGTTAACATAGTACCTTGTAGTTGCCATTTTTCAATAACAACACCACTAGGGTCTAACATTTCAAGCTCAACATCTTTTTTGTATCCAGCAGCATAACCTTGTCTACCAGTAGCAGACTCAGAAGTTAACCTAACCCATTCCATAATAGCTTGGGATGTAGAAGGTCCAATGGCATCTCTAAATACAACTTCAATAGTATCCCAAGTAAATCTACCAATTACGTAGGTAGATGTGTTTAAGAATGGAATCTCAACTTCATTTTGTGTGATTGAAGGACGTGATGCTGACTGTAACCACCATTGTTGTATACCCAACTCAGCTGGGAACCTCATTAACCATCTATTCTTCTTTTTAGGTTCGTAAGGTACAGGCATTTTCATCAATAAATCTGACATAATTTTCTTATTTTTTTGTTTTTTATAATATTTATTAGTATATTAGCCTTGTGGCTTTATTATAAATATATGGAAAAACAAAAAAAAGTTAAAAATAAGGAATTAAATTTTATTATTAAATCAAAAAAAAAATATGGGGCGCAATTTAATTACTCTAATGTTAATTATGTTAATAGTGATTCATTAGTTAAACTAACTTGTAATATACATAACATAACCTTTGAACAGTCACCGACAGAGCATTTAAGGGGGTATAAAAAGTGTGTGTTATGTGGTGGTCCTGTTAAAAAAATAAAAGATTTTTTAATTAAATCTAATGAAAAACACGGAGATTATTATGATTATTCTAAGGTTAAATATGTTAATTCACAGACTAAAGTAAAAATAATATGTCCAGAACATGGTGAATTTGAACAATTACCAAATGGACATTTTAAATCAGGTTGTCAGAAATGTTTCTTAGGTAAACATAATAAGAATGAAACAATAGAAGCTTTTTTATTTAAAGCAAATAAAAAACATA